CTTTTCTTCACACATGGGCGAAAATAAAGTTTCAAATTTTAACGTATATTTGTAAATATGAAAGGGAGACCACGCAAACCCGTTGATTTAAAAAAAATCGAGGGGACTTTTCGCGCCGACCGAAGTCTTGAGCAGCCGATGATTGTCGAGCTGAGTGTTGGAGTTCCACAACCACCCGCTCACCTAAATGAATTGGGCTTTGAGTATTGGGATATAACTTGCAAGGAGTTGAAAAATAACAACCTACTGGCTGGCGCAGATCTCGGACTGGTTGCCGGGTACTGCAACGAATTGGGTTTGTATAAAAAAGCCTGCGAGATAAACAATAAAGAGGGCGAGGTTGTTGTTAACAGATTTGGCGAGCGTGTTGTTTCGCCGTGGTACGATGTGCGCAGCAAAGCATTAAAGCAAGCCACGCAGATTGGGCAGTTGTTTGGAATCACGCCAAGCGCCCGGGCAAGAATTGAAACGGGAAACGTAAAGCCAGCGAGTAAATTAGAATTATTAAGAAAACCTAAAACCGCATAACATGAAAAAGACAGTTAACAAAGCAATGCACAAAGCAGCCTTTGAAACGGCGCACGTTGAATATGAAGGTAGGGAGTACAGGATTGAAGAGCGAGGCCACCAATTTGTGATTACCATGGACCAGGGCAGCGGATTCCGTGAGTGTGGCAAGTTTGGTTTGTGGGATGAGGGTTTTGTGTATCGCAACTTGAAACTTGCAGAAGAGGCGAAGGCCATTTTTGAAAGCCAGTGCAAAAAGTTGAAAAGTATATAAGCGACGTACAATCTGGCGCGGTGCCAGTTTGTGAACATGTGCGCAATGCCGTCGATAGATACGTGGCGGATCGTGCAGCGGGTTGGGGGTTTTCTGAAACCTACGCTTTGCATGCCATTGAATTTATTGAGCAGCTCGAGCATTCGACGGGTGAATATGCGGGCAAGCCGTTTGAGCTCGAACCATGGCAGGCTTTTATAATTTGGAATCTGTTTGGATTTTTGAATGAAGACGGTAGCCGTAGGTTTACGCGGGCTTATGTTGAAGTGCCACGCAAAAATGGTAAATCTACATTCAGCAGCGCGATTATGCTTTACGGACTTATTGCAGATGACGAATCAGCGGCGCAGGTTTATAGCGCGGCCACAAAGTTAGATCAGGCGATGATGGTTTTCGGCGAGTCAGTTAGGGTTTGTCAAAATCTGCCCTGGTTGAACGAAGCGCTTACCGTTAACAATTCTGTAAACAATCGGCGGATACTTTACGGGCAATCGATATACAAACCGCTTGAGTGGAATCCAGGCAAGCAGGACGGACTCAATGCGCACTTTTGTTGTATTGATGAATATCACGCCCATCCAAATGATGAGCTGTACAACGTAATTAGAAACTCAATGGGAGCAAGGCGGCAGCCGTTGCTGTTTACGATTACAACAGCGGGCTTTAATCGTGAAGCGCCCTGCTATAAACACCGGCAGTACTGCGCAGGTGTGTTGAGTGGCAACATAAAAGACGATGCTTTGTTTTCCGTGATCTATACATTGGATGAGGGCGACGATTGGACGGACCCGGCAGTATGGGCAAAGGCAAATCCAAACTGGGGTATTTCAGTAAACCCGCGCCAACTTGAGCAGGGATTGACTGAGGCCAAGGAGTTTGTACACAAGGAGGTTGAATTTAAAACCAAACTGCTCAACGTGTGGACCGATACGGCAATGACTTGGATTTCTGACAGCGATTGGAAGGCGTGCGACGGCGTGGATGATCTTGAAGGCGCTTTGTGTTATGGCGGTTTGGATTTGGCAAGCACTGGGGACTTTTGCGCATTTAGTTTGTACTTCCCAGAATTTCACGCGATACGATCATGGTATTGGTTGCCAGTTGAGACGGCATACAAACGCAAGGACGCCGCAGGGCAATCGATCAGACAGTGGGCAGCCGATGGGCATATTGAGTTAACGGACGGCAACGTAACTGATTACGCTTTTATTAAGGCGCGGGTTATTCAGTTGGCTCAGCAGTACGACATCAAAGATATTGCATTTGACCGATTTAACTCTTCGCAGTTAGTGATTGAGCTACAAAACGAGGGCCTGCAAATGTTCCCGTTCGGCCAGGGCTTTGTTTCAATGTCGGCGCCTACCAAAGAATTGGAGCGGTTGACAAAGGACAAACAATTAAGGCACGCGGGCAATCCCGTTACTCGTTGGATGATGGGCAATATAATGCTGCGCACAGATCCCGCGGGCAACATTAAAATAGACAAAGCCAAGTCGGGCGATAAAGTCGATGGGCCTGTTTCGATAGTTATGGCATTGGGCACTTGCATGCAGGATGCCGCAAAAGAAAAAGAATCAGATTTTTGGTTTGTAAGCTTATGAAATTTTTGGATGACTACATGCAGGAATATTACAACAACCTACCGAGATATCGGACCTATGAGGATGCCTACAACGCAACCGAGGAAAAGTATTTTGGAAAGTTTGGCGTGCGCCGTTACAAAAACTACGATGTATTCAGGGCAGCATTGAGCAGGTGGTTGGCCCAGGGGCGGAATAAGTAATTTGTTAACGTGAGTAATTTAGGGCAGTTGTAATTTGCGGGCGATGAATCTAAAATTCTGGCAGCCAAAAAGAGCGGAGAAGCGCAGCAGCTTATCGCAGCCAACTGATTGGCTTGTGAATACTTTACAAAATGTTTTCGGATATCAAACAAAAAGCGGTCAGGCGGTTAATGATCGCACGGCGCTATCTATTGCGTCGGTGCACGCCTGTGTTAGAGTTATTGCAGACGGTATTGCGGGGCTATCTTTAAAACTATATAAAGATGATGGCACCAATCGCGAGCAGGTTGTAATCCATTACGCCACTGCATTGGTAAACGAACCAAACCCATACCAAACAAAATACGATTTCACCAAATACATGGTGAGCCACTTGGCGCTGAAGGGTAACGCTTACGCTTTTATCAATCGCGACAGCAGATATTTGGGTATTGAGTTGCACCCGATTGCACCTGATTACGTTCAACCAATCATGCAGGACGGCCAATTGTTTTACAAAGTGAATCGCAAGGGCTTCCCGGGCATGATTCCAGCGGCCGACATGTTGCACTTTAAAGGGCTTTGCGGCGATGATCCGTTGGTTGGTTTATCGCCTATCGTGGTGCACGCCGAAACCTTGGGTATTGACTTGGCGGCTATTAGCCAAAGCGCTGGAGTCTACAAAAATGGAGTATTGAAATTTTTGTTAACATCTGACGCACAGATTAAACCCGAGCAGGCAGTGCCTTTGAAGAAATCGCTCGACGATGTAATTGATGGGGCAAGCCGCAGCACAGTGTTGCCCAATGGCATCAAGATGGAAAAATTGAGCCTTAGCCCAGAAGAGGCGCAGTATTTGGAAACCCGCAAATTTTCGGCCGAAGAAATCGCCCGCATTTTTGGGGTGCCCGCTTCTATGATCGGCGCAAAGGATGGCATCAAGTCTAGCGTTGAGCAGGAATACCAAGATTTTTACGCACGTACTTTGGCATCCTATGCGATTAACATCGAGCAGGAAATGGCGCGCAAGCTGTTAACAGAAAATGATAAGTTAACTTATTACTTTAAATTTAACTTTAATTCGCTGTTGAGAGCCTCCGCCAATGAGCGCGCTGATTACTATAACAAAGGCATTCGCGGCGGTTGGCTTTCACGTAACGAAGCGCGCATGTTTGAGGACGCAAACGGATTTAATGGAGGCGATGAGTATTTGATCGAATCCAATTTGATGCCGTCGAGCAAAATCGATGAATACATGAACGCTAAGATTGCGCAACTAATGAGCACCGCCGACAAAAACAACAATCCAGAGGGTACGAATAACCAAGAAAATATTTAAAATGAAACAAGAAAGGCGCACATTTACGGGCACTGTTCACACCAGAGAGGACGGCGAAGGCATGCCAAAAGAAATTGGCGGCATTGCTGCTGTCATTAATTCCGCTACGGATCTCGGATATTTTGAGGAGGTTATTTTGCCGGGGGCGTTTGACAATGCTCTGTCAAAAGATTACGACATTCGCTGTTTATTCAACCACGAAGCCGAGTTAATTTTGGGCCGCACAAAAGCAAACACCTGCAAAGTGTTTGTAAATGGCGACGGGAATTTAGAATATACGTGGATTCCAGATTATGAGAATCCAACACATATGAGCGTTGTGCGTTCTATCATGCGCGGCGATATCACTCAAAGCTCATTTGCTTTCACAATCAAAGAACAAATGTGGAGCGAGTCAGAAAAGTACGGATCTATGGGCAAGCGCACAATTAAGGTCATCGAGGATTTGTACGACGTTAGCCCTGTAACTTATCCCGCTTACGCTGACACTGAAGCCGACGCCCGTAGCATTGTTGCTATGCGTGATCAGGAGCAAGAAATCGAAGAGGCCAAAAGAAGCCAAGCCTCAGCCGATGTAATTAAATTGGCTTTACTTAGATACCAAAACCTTTAAACAAAACACAAAATCATGAATAAAATTAAAGCATTGAAAGAAGAGCGCGGCCGCCTGTTGGGCGAGTTGTCTACTCTGCAAACCACAATCGAAAAAGAAGCCAGATCTATGGCTGATTCTGAAACCAATCGCTTAAGCGAAATCGAGGCTCGTTTGGGCGCGATCAAAGCTGAGGTTGAAACCTTGGAAAAGTTGCAGAATCTTGCAGCTCAAGCCGCTGGCCACGTTGCTAGCCGTAGCGAAGAAAAAGAAAAGGCCGACATGGCTAAAGAGTACAGCTTTAAGCGCGCCATTGATATGGCTATTTCTGGCCGTCGCGAAGGTGTTGAAGGTGAATTTTCTGCCTTGGCTTCTAGCGAGTATCAGCGTAGCGGTGTAAGCGTAAGCGCTCACTCTATGAAAATCCCTTCTGAAGTTTTCAAACGTGATATGTCTGCTACTGGCGGCACTTCTGGTTCTGAAGGTGGTGTAAACGTTCAAACTTCTGTTGGTTCTATCATCGATGTATTGTTGCCTAAGACTGTATTGCGCGGTTTGGGTGTTCAGCAGTTGAGTGGATTGGTTGGTAACTTGGATATGCCAACCGCTAGCACTGTGCCTTCTGCTGGATGGAATACTGAGAACGGTTCTGCTACTGAAAAGAGCCCTGCCTTCTCTAAAATCACATTTAGCCCTAAGCGTTTGGCCGCTTACATTCAAGTTTCTAACCAGTTGATGTTGCAATCTAGCAACTCAATCGACGCTTATGTAAGAAACTGGCTCCTTAATGCTATGGCTCAATCTTTGGAAACTGCTGCTATCAAAGGTGGTGGATCTAACGAGCCTACCGGTATTATCGCTAACTCTTCAGTTAACGTAACTTTTGCAGGTGGTGCATCTTCTAACAGCACAAACGCTAACGGTATCGCTCCAGTATGGGCCGACGTTGTTAACTTGATGAAGGCTGTAGAGAACGCAAACGGCGAAGGTGTTGCTTACTTGACCAACCCTAAAGTAAAAGCTGCTTTGCAAACTATTCCTCGCCAAGCTTCTGGTGTTGAAGGAAATTTCATCTGGCCTGCAGGTGGTGCTGAATTGAACGGTTACAACGTAGCCACTTCAACTTTGGTTCCTAGCAACTTGACCAAAGGAACTAGCAGCACTTTGTCTGCAATGATCTTCGGAGATTTCAGCAAAATGGCTATCGCTTCTTGGGGTGGTATGGAGTTGACAGTTGACCCTTATAGCGGTGCAACTGCTGGCTTGACTAACGTTGTATTGAATGCTTACTTAGATTGCAACTTGTTGCAGCCTACTGCCTTCGCAGTTTGTAAGGACATCGTAGCCTAATAACTTGACCGCTTGGGGTCATTAAAGTACCAAGTGCCGGGGGTGATCTTGACTGCATCGCCCCTGGGCCAATATGAAAGTGAGATTTACAGCAAACCCTACAGGAAAATTTAATTTAAGTTACAACGTAGGCGAGGAAGTAATAATGGAAACCAAGCAGGCCATGCTCTTAATTGAGGCGGGCGTTGCTGAAGAGATTGCAGTATTGACGCCAGCCAAGCCTAGCAAAAAGGCAAAGCCAGTAAACCCTGAAACCGAACTAGACGCCGAATAAAATGTTTGTTAGCCGTAGATATACCGCCTTCGCAAATGCCGCCACAGACTACTTAAGTTTGGCAGATGCAAAAACCCATTTAAGGGTTACAAGTTCCTCAGATGATACTTACATTTCGGGGCTTATCTCTATGGCAATCGATGCCTGCAGTAATTATTTGGGTTACTCGATTCGCAAAGGGACGGCAAAGTATGGCTTTGACTCATTTACAGGCCAGCCTGCGCTAGTGAATCCCGTGAATGGACTCAATATACCTTCGGGCAATTATCTGCGCTTAAACACGCGCTGTTTGGCCATTAACTCCGTGAGCTATGTGAACGACTCGCAGGCAGTTGTTGCTTTTGATTCTGCCGATTGGTTGGTTGCGCCTGATCCGATGGGCGGATATAGCAGAAATATCTTTTTTGAAAATACGCCTTCCTCAATAACAGACGATGTGATTAAGTACATTGTTGAAATCTCTGAGGGTTTTAATCCTGTAGGCACTTCATCTGTAGATCCTGATACAATTCTACCCGCCACGATTAAACACGCGGCGCTTTTGTTGGTTGCTCAGTACTACGATAACAGGCAGGCCATCATTGCGGGCAGTATTAACAGCGAAATGAATTTCGGCTTTCACTACCTACTTGATCCGTACAAAATCCAAATCATGATCTAATGAATGCGGGGGTAATGGACGTTTTGGTAAGTCTGCAAAGTTATACCGAAACCATAGATACAAACACAGGCGAGAAGCTGCAAACGTGGACGGAATACGCAACCGCCTGGGCGCAGCGTGTTGAGCAGGAAAGTGGTGCCGAGAATGTAAACGCAGACAGGCGCGAGCATAAGCAAATTGTCATGTATACCATTCGTTTTAATTCGGCCGTAGGCGTTAAGCACAGGGTGGTTGATGACAATGGAGCACACAACATTGTTAACATTGCAAACCTTCAGCGCAATCTATATTTGAAACTACAAACCGAATTAACGCAATAATGGAAAAAATCGACGGACTCGCTGAAACCTTGGAAGCACTAAAGGCTATGGGGGTCAGTGTGAAAAGTCGTAAACTGCAGCAAGTTTTAAAGAAAAGCGCTTCCCCAATTATCGCAACGGCCAAATCTTTAGTGCCAGTTGATACAGGCGATTTGCGGGACTCAATCGGTTTTATTAATAGCAAGGATAATCAGAACTATGATAAGGCTTTGATTGGCTTGCGCAAGGAGTACCACAACAACTATTTGGGCGTGATGTATGAATACGGGACGGTTGAGCGAATCCAATCGAGCACAGGCCGCTATACAGGATCTATTGCCCCTGTGCGTTTTATGCAAAGGGCCGTCGATTCAAACGCCACAAGCGTCGAAGAAAACATAATGAAAGGCGTTGATCAAATCATTGCCGATTTAGCTAAAAAAAATAATCTAATATACAAATAACCATGGCAATCTCTGGACCAGTAAACGGCACGCTGATAAGCATCTATAAAGATGTTAGCGGAACCTTGACCAAAATCGCAAACGCGACATCTCATTCAATCGACATTTCTAAAGATATGATCGACGTTACTAACAAAGACAGCGCAGGCGCAAAGGAGTTTATCGCCGGCGAATATGGCTACACTTTGAACGTTGAAGGTATTTTTGAAGAAGATGCATCTGTGAGCACAAGCGGTTTGTCTTTTAAAGATCTTTTGACCGATTTGTTAGCGGGTACTTCTGTTACAATTGTAATGACTACCAACAGCACAGGAGATCAAAAATTAACAGGCGGCGCTTTCTTCAGCAGCTTATCATTGAGCGCACCCAACAACGACAAAGCAACCTTCACAGGAACTTTGCAAGGTACTGGCGCTTTGACCATTGGCACCGTTTCATAATTTATTTGTTATCTTTGTGGCATGAGCCACATTACAATCGGGGGTGTTCAGCACCCCCTTTTATTTAACATGAACAGCCTGCGCAACGTTATGCAGTTGGCTGGGATGGAAAATTTCGCAGATCTAAACCTGCAAAAAGACCTTGCCAAATCTATGGACTTCGCACTAAGTTGCGCATTCTATGGGATTCTGGAAGGCTACGAAGCCGATGGCAAAAAAACGCCATACCTCACGATCCAAAAGTTGGGGGCATCGGTTAAAAGATTTACAGAGTTAAGTCCTGCGCTGGATGGATTTACGCAGGCGGTTAGTGATTTCTTTAGCACCGAAGAGCCAGAGGGAAAGTAAAAGCCAAGGGCGACGGCGCACCGCTAACTTGGCGCAAGATTGAGCGCATCAGTTACGGCGAATTAAATCTAACTGAGCGGGAGTTTTGGAAATGCTCGCCACGTTTTTGGCGTTTGAAATTGGAGGGCATGCGTGAGGCGCAGCAACAGCAGTACAGAAACCAATGGGAAATTACCCGCTGGGCTGTTGCTACAGGCATGGCGCCCCACTTAAAAAAGCCAATAGAACCGAAAAGGCTGTTAACATTTCCATGGGAGGAACCTGAGTTTTTGTCTATTCACGAAGCGGTTAAACTATATTCGCATGTCTTTGATAAGTTAACCCCAGACGCCAAGGCATGAGCGCACCCATAAAAATAGTATATAACATTTTAAGCAATGCGTCAGACCTCACGGCGTTGGTTTCCACTCGCTTAAATCCTTTGCGGATTCCGCAAGAGTCTGCATTCCCTGCAATCGCTTATAATTTAGTCAGCGTAATTGCAAGCCCTACCAACACAAGTCACTCACGCACAGACTTTGCTCGTGTGCAAGTTAGTAGTTTTGGCACCACGTTTGCCGATGCGATGGACACAGCCGCGCAGGTTCGGGCCGCGTTTGAAGCTGCTACCTTTCCAGATACTTTTAATGGGGTTTACTGCCAGGCGATTGAGTTCGATGGCGAGGTGCATTTGGTTGAAGATGAGGCAGGATTTGCGGGGATTTATCACGTTGCTCAGGACTTTATAATTAATTACATTTATGCCGCGCCAGTGCCATCTGGTGCCAGTTATTTGTTGCTCGAAGATGGCGCTTATTTATTCCAAGAAGATAGTTATAAAATAGAATTGTAAGCATGGCAAGGTCGTTAAATATAGTAATTGGCGCAAACATTGAAAAGCTCAGACAGGGCTTTAATGATGCGATATCAGTAATAAAAAAGGCGGGCGGTGAAATGTCTGCCGATGTGGCTAAGAGTGCGAAGAGCATTGAGGAGAAGCTAGCAAGCATTGCAACTAAAAATCCAACAGCGGGAACTGTTAGGCAGTTAACAAATTTGGCGATGGAAGCGCGGGCATTGGGTCCAGAGTTCCAAAATGTAGCTAATGATATAATTCGTGAAGCGGGTAGGATTAAAGATAGCATAGGCGATGCCAGGGCGGAAGTTGGATATTTTGCAAGCGATACCCGACGCCTCGATGCGGTATTGGGTGCAGTTGGCGCTATAGCCGGGGCTTTTGGGGCCGTTGAGGGCGCACTTGCATTGGCAGGGGTTGAAAACGAGGATCTACAAAAAACAATGGTAAAGCTTCAGGGCGCCATTGCTTTGGTGAATGGAGTGCAAGCGATACAAAAAGTGTTGCTAGATGAGAATGCAACCAAAACGGGAGTGCTCGCCCTAGCAAACAGAGTATACACGAGCGCAACCGCAGGCGCCACAGGTGCTACATTGGCATTTAGAACGGCCTTAATGTCTATAGGTATTGGTGTTGTTGTTGCAGGAATTGGCGCACTAGTCGCAAACTTTGACAAATTAAAAGACGCAATTTTCCCAGCCGATGCAGCGTTAAAAAGTTTAAACAACACTCTTGATAAGACCATAGCAAAAAATGAAAATGATATTAAAATCCTAGAAGCCAAGGGCGACAAGTTGGGCGCCTTTGCAAAGCAAGAGCAAAACTTAAATATAACTTTACAAAAGGCTCGCGCCAACTTTGGCAAAAACAATAAAGAGAACTGGGGCAAAATAATTGACGACACTAAGACAGCCCTTTTAGTTTTAAAAATTGAGCGAGACAATTACAATACAGAAGAGGCGGCTAAGCAAGCCGAGCACGCAGCAGATGTTTTAAAACAGCAGCAAGATGCTTATAACAAACGCCTTGCAAAACAGCGTAAGTTTAACGAAGAGCAGGCCAAAATAGAAAGGGAAGGGCAAGAGCGAGTAAGCAGTTATTACTCTATTGACAGACAAGGCATAGACAAAGCAACGCCAAAACTAAACCCTAAGCCAATTAGCGGGCCTATTCAGTCTACTAGCAAAGCCATGACGGAAGCCGAGCGAGAGATTCGAGCATCTGAACTAAGGCAGGCTTTAGACGCTGAGGATTATCAGGAGAGAATGACAAAATCTATGGAGGGCGTTAACCAGGCGTTTAATAGATTGACCGCTGACGGACTAGAAGCGTTTGGAGTATTATTGGGCGATATTATGACGGGCCAAATTGGAAGCTTTCAAGATTTTGGCAAGAAATTACTGGGAGCGGTTGCGGCATTCATGAAATCATTTGGGCAAGCATTGATTGCAACGGCCACAGCGTCGAAGGCTTTTAAAGAGTTGCTAATTAAAAACCCTGTGCTTGCAGCTGCTGCGGGTGTTGCATTGATTGCGGGCTCTGCGGTGATCACTAACATGCTTAACAAAGGCCCACAGGCTACAGCATTCGCCGAGGGTGGAATTGTGAGCGGTCCGACATTGGGATTGGTGGGAGAATATCCCGGGGCAAGTAGTAACCCTGAAGTGATTGCGCCACTTGATAAATTGAAGGGCATGCTAAACACAAACGAGCAAAGCGGATTTGTAGCAAGCACCACAATACAGGGGCGCGATTTGGCGATAGTATTGGAACGATATAACAAAGATTCAAGAAGAGGATAATGGCAAGGAAATACTATGGTTCGTTTTATTCGGTTACGGGCAAACTGCACCGCGTTGAGATTTGGGATGCGCCGAGCG